CGAGATAAACCAACAAGTTATCGCAATCAACCAAACTTCTTATGGCTATATTTCCTTCGGTAGAATAACTATTTTGAAACTCAAAATTATCCTCATCAGTTCCTACTAATCGTTCTACGGAGTCATCAGTAAATGCAGGAAGTGCAGTTAACTGTTCTAATAGACCTGTTATCTTTTGACTATTACCTGTTCGTTGTCTCCAAGGCGGTGGGAAGTATTCAACATCCGAAGTATGAGAAGGATATAAATAATCGTTGTAGGCTAAATATAATTTTTCTCTACGTTTTGTAATTAAATGAGATGTGGCTTCTGGTGCAGTATGATTATATTTTACTTCATCACCTAAAGTGTTATCTGCTCGTGTTGATTCAAAAGACGTTGTAGCTTTATCTACTGCTCCATCAAAATAATAAATCGCACCATTAACAGATGTGCGATAAACATTCTTTTTATAAGTTGTACCCGATAAAGGTACAGTAACCTTTTCTTTGGCCGCTGTAATAGTTACAGAATTACTCACGTCAGAAGGATTACTTTCATAACCATCATCATCTATATAGGTATAACAAAATCTATAATTGCCCACTCCCAAACTTGAACCACTGCCAGTGAGTGAAACCGTTGGTGTGGCGGGTTTGGTTATTCCTACTGACCCAAAACCATTGGCATTATATTTGAATACTCCATTCACACCATTAACTATGTAACAAGTATTGAGAAAATCAGCGAAATAGGTATCAGCATTGGGTCCTAAATCTGGGCAATCTGTTAATGCAACTGCTGTTCCCCCATTATCTGGTAATTCATATATTTTTTTATACCAAGCTACCAAAAACTTCTTAGTCAAGTCCTGTTTATAATATCGGTGCATACCTGCTATTTTGGAACCACCTGCCGGTAGTATTGCATCAGTATTATGTTTAGCATATCCTGCTCGCTTAACTAATTGCCCATATTCATTTAGGTGCATATTATACAAGCCATCGGGCTTTCTCGGTAGATTTCTTAATTTAGCTTCCGATGGTGATAAATCGTCCAATATTCTGTATATTTTTTTAGCCATTTAATCACCTTTAATCAAAAACATCGGTTCTTCCATATCTAACCGCATAAGCGTGTCCTCGTGGTCGGTATTCAGGGATTATCCTTGCTCCCTGATTCTTATGCCCGTTAAGTATGGCATTAATGTTGTATATCCCCCTGTCAAATCTTGCCATCCATTTATCACCTTTACCATCTTCACTTTTTGCATACCAACACATAGCCACAGCATAATCTCTCATATAACGTCTAAAGGCTACCGTCCTGTAATCACCTGATAATGGTGGGGTAGAACCTGATAGTTCCGTTGCCCTTTCTATGCCGTAATACTTGACTACACCCCCAACAGCACAGGCGGGGAAAAATCCCATCATGTCGCCCCTGAAATAGAAGCGTGTAGGTGTGCCTGTGGTACTCCGCCAATTACCTAAATGCTCATCGAGTGCTTTTAATGAGGTTTGTTCAAGCGGTTTATCATCATAGAGGACTCCCCCTTCATCTAAACATACGAAATCACTGTAGAAGCGGATCTCCCTGCCATTAACGATATCGGCAGCAATTAAGGTATGGGAGTAGTATTTGGAGAGTAATTTGGTTTCAGTGGCGATGATTTCCTGGGCTTCATTAATATAGCTTGTAATTTCTGGGTCAGTCCAAAATGAGGCAGTCACTTCTCTAATCTGATATCTGACACTAACAATAATTTCCGCTATGGTTGCAAGCATAATTTATATCACCTAACTTTATTGTTTCTTTATTATTGGTTTATTAACTTCTTTAAGTTCTAATTTCTTAAGGATAAGCAAAGCAATATCATTCATTTCTCTTTTTAGTTCCGCCTTATCTTTATCTAACTTCTCATATAAACTATTTCTGTCTACTGGTATAGGCATAATTTCCTCCTTTCTTAAATTATTCTTTGATGTAGAGAAATACTTCTCCAGCAGTCCATTCAATATAACAACCTTCAGTAAATAATAATCCATCTATGGGCAAGGTTGCTTCATCAACTAAATTTTCAACAACTGTAGTAGTAAATTGGGTTGCTAATGCAATACGTTTTTTAGTAACATCTGGACTGCCAGCAGTAGCACCAGCTTGGTCATAAACACCAGCGGTAGTAGCCCCTGTATGAACTAATCTTGCACCCATAACACGAATAGGAACATTTATAGCTAATTGAGTATCTTCTACAATTCTTATACATCGAGACATAAAATCACCTTCTTTATTCTTTTTCTTTAACATCAATTTGCGGACAATTATAAATTCTTTCTACAAGTTTCACTTCATTTTGAGTAAAACCTTCAAATCTATCAATAGCACTTTTAATCTTGTTGTATTCTTCTTCTTCAAGTAGAATTTCTTTATTGGCTTTCATTAGTTTTTCAGCCACAATATTGGTTTCTAAAAGTGCCTTACCTGATAATCTTAAATTCGGGTGAAATATTAATTGTATAAGCGATTCTTTAAAATCATAAGGTATTGATTGAGTAACCCCTTTGGCATCTCTAATTGAAACAGTGTATTTTTTAAGGTCAAGTTTTCTCATTTAATTCCTCCTTTCTTAAAACCTTGCGGCTTTTAAGGATAAACCGCTGAACCTTTTTATTAACCTTTCCAACCCCAGTCTGATGCAGCTATCATATAATATGTTTCTCCATTGACTGTAACGGGTATTTTGATTACACCAGCACCAGATATTATTAATGTATTTCCAGTAGTTGTTGTAGATGATTCGCCCTTAAGATTCCCACCAGTTTGTGTAACTACTTTTACTGTTGCCATAATCTTTCTCCTTTCTTAAATATTGCGGTGTTTAAGGCACACCGCAAAGCCTGTTTAGTTATGCGTAAGTTGATACCGCCATCTGTAAGTCATAAGCCACGCCATCAATTAAAATTCTCAACCCGTGTGAGGTAGAGACATTTCCAGTAGTATGAAAAACTTTTGTTGCAGTTGATGCAGTCCCTAATCCAACGAGATTAATTAAATATCCAGTAGTCCCAAAAGCAGTCATAGCAGTTGCATCTCCTGAAACTTGTGCATAAATTAGACTTGCTGATTGAACTCCAGTCCAACCAGTAGGAGTAACTAATTCAAGTTCTAAAACGCCATAAGTTCCAGTAGGATTCATTGAAGCACCACCCATTTTCATTTCAGCACAGATTGCAGAACCAAGACCAGTCATACTACCACCACTTGAAAAATCAGTATAACCATAAATGGCATTAGCATAACTTCCAAGTCTTGCACTTACATTTAATACTGCTCTTAAAGATTTTGGAGTAGAACCTGCAATATCGGCATTCTTCTCAAGGTCAAGACTTTTGGCTACTAATGAACCTTTAGCATCAGTTCCTTCATAAGTTAATTTAGCATTTAATTCACCTATACTCATTATATTATCTCCTTTCTCAAGAGGGGCTTAATTGCCCCTCTATTTTATTTTATTAATTTTAGATTAAGCTACTGTTGAAGCACCACTTAGGATATTCACACCAAACAGTCCGTTTAGAGGTACAGCCACAAAGAATACTCTCCATGATACTAAACTAAAAGCATTAGTAGCATTAGAGGTATCTTGCGGTCCAGAAACCTTGACAATGAGTTTGTCTTTTACGCCAGCAATACGAGTTCCTGCATAAGCATGCTTACCGAATATTGGAGTATGGTTGATAGTACCTGCAGCAGAATAGATTCCGAATCCTCTGGTACCATCGTGTGCACTTGCGTTAGTGATTAATTCAGTCCATGCTTCAGTATCTTCCCAGAAACGGACTCCGCCCCATCTTCCTAATTCGCCATCTTTGATAGCTTCAGGTGAGGCGTAATGCTGTGCGTTGACCCATGCACTATCCTGCATGAAATCATAAGTGACAAATGGAGACATTATCCCTGCATAGTATTTACCATCATACTTAGGTGCTTTGTTGTGCTTTAGGACAGCTACAGCCCTTTCTACTGCTGCACCTGTTACGATATTAGTAGCGGCTAATCCTGTAGTAACAACGATACGGAAAGTATCGCCTACGGCAGGTGCGTCTTTCAGTGCAGGTTCAAAAGTGACCAAATCAGTGGTTGCTCCAAAAGCAGTTACTAAACCGCTATATCCTGCATTCCGTCCGCTGGTAAAGATGATTAATCCATCCGCCCAGAAGTGGTCTGTTTCGTTTAATTCGACAGCTACTACTGTGGTTGTGGTTGGTGCAGCTCCTACTGTTCCAGTCTTGGCATAAGTGCCTAAGTTATCTACCCTCATCGGATAGAATCCTAAAGCCATTGCCTTTCTATACTGATAATTAATTGATTCACCCATATTAACACCCTGAAGCATAACCGCCCCAGCAAGCACATCATCATAAGCAGTTAGTTGTACAAGATCGGTTAATCTTACACTATTAGAATACTTAGCGACAGTCTTCTCAAATTCGAAAGCTTTCAATTCGACTGCAGTTGGGTTTGTACCTTCTGGAGTTTCAGTGGTTATTTTATCTAAGGGGATATAACGGGTGAAATTTACACTCTTACCCTCTTTTTGAGGAATATCACGAGAGTGGTCTGCTAATTTGTCTGCTACCATTACTGGTTCGGCAAAGTCTAAAAGTTTCCTATCGTAATAGACTTTCATTAACTGGGTAAGATCCGTTGTTCTTGTACCTATAGCATCACTATAAGCCATTATAATTCACTTCCTTTTATTTTAAATTTTTGTTCTTCCCCCGTGAATTACAGGTCTAAGTGTTAGTTAGTCCTTTGGTTTTCCGACCAATTTTTCAAGCTCTTCCATAGGCATGTTTTCGTAATCGGTCGATCCACTCTTTGAAGCAGGGATTACCCCTTGCGGTTCGGTGTAGGTATGCAATTTCTTATTGGCCAAATCTTCTGCTTCTTTGGTCGCTTTCTCAATGAAGGCTTTATTTTCTTTTTCAATAGCGGCGTCAAGGTTCTGGTCACGATATATCTTAAACGCTTCTCCAAACGCTTTTGTGCCGTAGCGGTCAAATAGTTCGTTCCTGC